GCGCGACATTTGACCGCTCTTGGAAGAGAAAAGGTCTTGCGAGACAGCAAACCGCCAAATGCTGCGGAGATTGAGCAACGCCGCCAGAAGCAGAAGCGCGACCTGGAAGCGTACCTAGGGGCGCGCCCCGAACTGAGACGGGGAGCAAAAGAATGACGCCAGAGCAGCGCATAGCGCACTTTCTAAAAAATGGCGAGTGGCCGCCTGACCCGGATCGGCTAAAACTCACGTCCGACGATGTGAGCTTTTTGAAGTCTTGCGGCGTGCGCGTGAACCCCGAGGACATTTTTGTTGAGCAGAGAGAGCACGCACCTACGGGACTCAGGGGACTCGAATGAGGGAGACGGTAGGATTGAAAGCGGAGCAGGTGGGAGCTGCGGGCCCTGGCCTCTAAAGTGGAGTGAAGTAGATGGCAGCGGCAGCAAAAGTCGTAGAGCAACGGGACTCGGGCCTCACTCCGGATCTGAAACACTGGATTGACCGGGTGATCGTGCCGACGCTGGTGGAGGAATTTCTGGACGCGCGGCGAGAAAATCCTTGCCCAGCGGTTGAACAGATGGCACACTCCGCAGCAAGCACGTCGGTTTCAGCCGAGGAGGTCCAAGAGTGACTTCGCTCCGCTGCGCCATTTACGCGCGCTTTTCCAGCGACCGCCAGAGTCCCACCAGCATCGACGACCAAATCAGGAAGTGCGGCGAGTACGCCGAAAAGCAAGGGTGGCTGATTCTCAGCGGCCACACCTACAGGGACGAGGCAATCAGCGGCGCCACGGATGACCGCCCGGGCCTACAGAAGGCGCTCGCCGCCGCGCTATCACCTGCCCGTCCGTTCGACGTGCTCCTTGTGGATGACACCTCGCGCCTCAGCAGAAGCCTTTCCGATGCGGTGCGAATCTTCGAGCGGCTGAACTTTGCCGGCGTGCGCGTCGTTGCAGTCAGCCAAGGCATAGACTCAAAGGGCGAGCAGGCAGATGTGTTGCTGACCGTTCACGGGCTGGTGGACAGCCTCTACATCAAAGAGCTGGGAAAGAAAACGCATCGAGGCATGGAGGGCGCGGCCCTCAAGGGGCTTCACACTGGAGGCCGGTGCTTTGGCTATCGCAGTGTGCCAGGGAAGGATCCGGGGAAGGATGGCGCGCGGTTGGAGGTAGAACAGGAATCGGCCGCAACCGTGCGGCGAATCTTCCGGCTCTACGCGGCTGGTTACTCTCTGAAAGGGGTCGCGCACAAGCTAAACGGCGAGCGGGTGCCATCCCCACAACCACGTGCTGGCAGGGAGCAGTCCTGGTCGCCCGCGGCAGTAAGGCACATTCTCCTGAATGAGCGATACACAGGGCGGGTACTGTGGAACCGCAAACATAAAATCCGCCATCCGGAAACGGGGCGGAGACTCTGGCGGCATCGGCCAGAGTCAGAATGGGTGCGCTTCCCGGCTCCGCATCTGCGTATCGTTTCCGATGGGCTGTGGAACCAGGTGCGGGAACGCTTTCAGGAAGTCAGGCAACGGGCCGGATCGAATGGTAGGCCCGGACTCGCGCGAAACTGGAGCCTTGTCGGTTCGCGGTATTTGTTTTCGGGGTTGCTGCGCTGTGGCGTTTGCGGCGGCAGCGTCACGCTCGTATCCGGCGCGGGACGGAATGCCCACGCGCGGTATGGCTGTCCTGCCCATCGCTTCCGTGGAACCTGCCTCAATCGCCAGACGGTCCGCGTGGATGTGCTGGAGAATGTCTTACTGAAGCACTTCCAGACAGCCGTGCTGCGTCCAGAGGCTGTCGAGTACACGATCTCCCGATTTCAGAGCGAGCTACGGAAGCGCATGGACGGTCTGCACGGCCAGGCAGCCCAACTGCGCGCAAGGAGTGAAACGCTCAGGGCTCAGATCCGCCGACTGACAGAAGCGCTGGCGGTGGGAGCCAAAGCGCCGGCTGCCGTGCTCGCAGCCATCTCCGCCCGCGAGAAAGAACTGGCGGATATCGTGGCACGGTTGGCCCAGCCCGCCCCCAATTTGGACGCATGGGCCAAGGAAACGAGGCGCTTTGCGCTTTCTCGGTTGCTGGACCTGCGCGGGATTCTCTATCGGGATATCGCCAGGGCCAAGGCGGAGCTCCGGCAGCACATCGCCGAGCCGATCACACTGCGCCCGGAGTCCAACCAGCTCACTGCTTCAGGGGAATGGGACTTGCTCGGGGTACGTAATTCGGGTGGTGCCGGGGGGCAGAATCGAACTGCCTACGCCGGCCTTTTCAGGGCCGCGCTCTACCAGTGAGCTACCCCGGCACCGAACGTCGGAAAATTCTATCAGAGGTTGGAGGTTTGAGGTTAGAGGTTCGACCTCCAACCTCGAACTTCGAACCTCGAACTTCGCCCTGTTGGGCTACGTGCGCAACTGACGTGCGATAATTCCTGTGGCAGTCCCGAAGCTTCGGGAGCCCGTCCCAGTCGATGCGCAATATCAAGCTTACACTGGCTTACGACGGCACTG